TATGACAATAACAGCTAGAGTAAAATATACCTACGCAACTAAAAAGAATGGTATGTTTGAAACTGAATGGAAGTCGGATTCAACTTTAGTCATTCAAAAGATTATTTTGAAATAACAAATAATTTTCTTATATTTGATAATGTAAAAATGATAATTATGAGTAAAACAAATCAGGAGTTTATGAAACAAACAATGACAGGTTCTATCGGTGGTGATGAGGACTATTTATACGAACAATATATTGCACAAGAACAAATGAATGAAGAATATTGGCAATGGAAAAGTAAACAAAGTCATTCTATATTTCCAGAAGGTATGGAATATGATGATGAATATTATAAATCAAGTTATCTACCAACCCCCGAAGAGGAGAATGAAAACTTTAAACAAGTAAAACAAAATGGACATACTTAGTGAAATAATCGAAGTGTCAAATCAACTTATTGATACTTTAGATGAAAACGATTTCTTTATTGAAAATCCGTTTATAGAACAAATACCATTGAGACGAGCATTACAAATTAGGATGCAACAAAAGTGGGAACAAGAAGAGGAAATCTTTTTGAGTGATGATGAATTTTTAGAAGTATGTCAAAGTGTTTCTAATAATGAAATTGCAAATACAATTGAGTCATTGGTAGACAAAGGTGCACTGAATATGAGTGTAAACGAAGATGGGGAAATACTATATTCAGCAAACAAAGATTATCAATTTGATAAAGATGATGACGATGAATTTCAATAAGACTGATGATGAATTAAAGGGAATGAGTGATGATGAATTGTTTGAGTATTTAGATGCAAAAGTAACACACTTAAAACAACACACCTCACCATTGAGTAGTTATAAAACAAAAAAGTTTGCAAGTATCGGAGCAGCAATATCCAAAACCGAATTTGACTACGATAGTGTAAAACAAATAGCAAAAGAGAACGAACAAAAAGGATACGAAAAATTTATAAAAGATAAAAACAAAAATAATGAATAAACCAACAATAATTACAGCACAACAATATGGTACAAAGATTTCAGTAGAAGTTGACCATAGTGATTTAACCTTAGATGAAGTAATGGATGCATTTCAAACTTTAATTATAGGATTGGGATATCACGAAAATTCATTTAAGAATTGGGTATTGGAAAGAGCGGATGAATATAATGAAACCGATGCAGAGGACTTAAAAGAAAAGTTAGAAGCATGGAAGTTTGATGATGACAATGATATTGTTTTAAGACATCAATACGAAGATCGTGAGGAATTGGAAAATGATTTCTTTGGTAGTTATGATGCTGAAGCAGAAAAGAGAATGGACATCATAGGACAAAACGGAAATGATGGATTACATTATAGAGCAACCGAAGAGGATGAAGCTGAGTTTGATGATTACGGAAAACGAATTGAGAAAGATGCAGTAAGTTTTGAGTGGGGTGATGAACCTGAAGAAGATTACGATGGTCAGTTCAATCATTGGAAAAACGAAACACCCGAAGATGATAATTTATTTGAAGGTGATGGGTGGAAACTAAATCAAAAGTTAGTTGAAGCAAACGATAGGTATAAAAAGGAAGTGAAGAAAATGAAATCTAAAAAGAAAAAAGATAAAAAATAATGGGTTTCAATAATTGTTATATACCGAACCTAACTGAATTAACTAAATACTATAATGAATTTGGTTTGGAAATGTTATATAAACGATTTAGAAAATACGATAGTTGGTCAGGTGATTCTGATGCAATTAACTTTTTAGAAAATAAAATAAAAGAATATGAAAAGGTTATTAGTGATATTAATAGCATTGATTTGCTTTAGTTGTAATAAAGAGTTATCAATAAACATAAAACAATTAGATGAACTTTCCAGCAAAAAATTAGACACATCATATTGTAATATTGAATGTCAAATACTTAGAAAAAATGAAATGAATCCAACTTCCCCAAAAGTTGGTTTTGTTATTGATACCAATTGGTTCAAATCTAAATATCCTGGATTTTGGATAGAGACACATAATGGCAGAGGTGAAGGTGATTTTAATAATGATGGAAGAAAAGATTTGGTGGTTATGTTCGCATCCAATACGGAGGCTAAATATATGTTCCAAAAAGATGAATCAAGTAGAATTGTTGTTGGAGTTTTTATAAACAATAAAACCTATTTTGAATTAGATACCAATATGGTATATTCTTATTTGGGTGGATATAGTGATATATCAGTTGCCGATATAAATCATGATGGGTATTTGGATATCTATCAAATGACTGGATATTGGAAAGGTGATATTGCATCAAGACCAACATATTATAACCAAAATGGTAGAGGTGGTATGAATAGTTATGTGTTTATGAATAATAAAAACAAAAACTTTACAAAACATACTTTATCAATTGAAAATGATGGGGCATCCACAATATCCATCATTTTTGATAATAACCAAAATGGTTTTGATGAGATATATTCACAATCTTGTTTATGTTATTTCGAATTTAATGGAAATTCTTTTTCGAAAAATAAATTATCTTTAGACAATAATTTTAAAAATCAATCATATAATTTAAATGTTATAACGCCAAAATATGGAAATAAAAAAGCAGGTATGATTTTTACATCTGAAAATAGCTTTGGTGAAACATATTTTATTTTAAAACTTGAGAATAATAAACTTATCCCTAAAATAAAATTTAAACCAACATATCCAAATTCAGGCCCTGCACAAGAAATTTATGTAGAAGATTTAGATAAAGATGGTAAGTTTGAATATGTAATTCCAATGTTAATATCGGAAAATAACGATAACACAATACCGGCTATACCATATTTAATGATAGTTGATGAAAGTGGAACAAATGTTACATCAAAATTTGTAGATGATGAAATTGCAAAACCATTATCATATGAACAAATTGATTGGATTGGAAGATGGCAAACTGGATTTATTTATTACACATTTGTAGATTTAGATAATGATGGGATAAATGAAATACTCCCAGCAAGTGGTTTGGGTTATAAAAAGGGAAACGATTCTTATTATTATAAATTAATAGATGGTAAATACAAATTAAAATTATACTATAATGGTTGGATAGGTGATGTGCATAAAAAAGAACCTGATGTATATAAAGTATTTGTTGATGAAAAAAATAAAGTAAGTGTCTTTTTAAGAATAGAGTATAACTTATTTAAATCAATATTTAAAACATTTTAATTATGGGATATAATAAATTTCGATGGTGGACAAAAGGAAGAACACATAAACCATTAAAAGCAGATGCACCTTTGTTATTGAAAATACGAAATGGTGATTTTGATTATTCGTATATGTTTGGTGAGGCAAAACAAATGAGAGAAACATCGGACAAAGTATACCAACAAGCTTATAAAAACTATGGTGGAACGGATGAACAAAATAGAATACAGGTTGCATTAGAAGCATCACAAATGAAACGAGTTAAAGCTTTAAAGTTAGAATTTGAAGCAAATAGAGATGAGAATATGATACTCTATAAATTACGAAGTGAACTTACTAAGGAATTTGGAAAGGATTTGTGGGATAAGGCAATGGAACGAAGTAGAGGTAAGGGAAGATTGGAGGACTTATATAATTGGTATAAGAAACAATGTAAAATTGGAACTACTAAGTCGGAAACTGACATACAATTAAAACGCCCGAATATTAAAGGTTTGGAATATTTATTGTAGATGAAAGATGTACCAATTATATTACACATAGACTTAGAAAATCAATCAGTTAATGGTTGGTTAGAAGAAAACCGTTATATTATTTTTTCAGAATTGGTTAGGTATTCGAGGAAGTTATTAACTGAAGATTTGGACAATGTTCAGGCAATAATGGTATCTAATTACTATGACAATTTAGTATTCATTCTAAAGAGAGAAAATCTTAAATTGACTTTGGAAAAAGCAATGGAATATTTTATGGATATGGAAGAATACGAAAAATGTGCCGAAATTCGTGATTTGGATATACTTATTCAAAACTTAGAAAATGAAACAGGAAATATTAAAACTGGTAAATCAAATCAAAGAAAATCTAAAGTCAATCGATAAAGAGGGAGTTTCTCACCCACTAATCGATGATGTTTATGAAAAATTGGAATTGATTGAAGATGAAATTTATGAAGATGATGCACAAGCAGACGCATTATCATTTGAGGATGACGATTATTAAATAAATTATGGTTCCAAAAATATTGTTAACAACTGGATGTAGTTATGGTAAATTCTCACATGTTTTTGACCAAAAATTAATAAATGATATTGAAAATTTAGAATTAGTTATAGATTTACATTCTATATCAATGGGTTCTAATTTTCAAATGATAAGCATTATCGATACAATTGATAAATTACTTTCAATCGGAGTTAACCCAAATGATATATTTGTTTTAGCTGAATTTTCAGAAATATATAGAAAAGATATCGTAATTCAAAACGAATTTTTAGTCAATCAAATTGATGGGGCATTCGAAGTAGACCCAATAAATTATCCAGATAGAGTAATTATAAAACATACCGATTTTTCTAAAAATGTTTTGGATAATCTGGTGGTTAAAAAAATATTTCCAGGTGATTATCCTAAATTTAGAAATTATTATGTAATAAATCCTGAAAAGGAACATCAACCAAAATTTCCAAATGATATAATTCAAAACATTTTGGAAAACTATGTAAGTGGTTTGAATGTGCAATCAATGGATATTAGAAATATTGAATTGATTGATAGAGCTATTAGATATTTTCAAAACATTTTATTATCGGAACAATATTTAAAATCTAAAGGAATTAAATATAAATTTTGTTTAATAAATAATCAATTTTCAATGTATAATGAAAATGGTTTACAAGATATTAAAAAAACAAAGTTAATTTCGGGTGAACATTTTCTATATCAAGATTATTTAAATTCCAAACATATTTGGGAAATAAATTCTATAATAAAAATATTATACAATATGATTGATTGGAGTGGTTGGTGGTTTTATGAAAACAAAGAAAAAAATATTATTTGGGGTGGAATAGATGAATTTGCAATTGACAAATATGGTATAAAGGTGTATGAAGATAAAAATAATGACCAAAACTTATTTGGTCAACATCCATCAACAATACTTTATAGTGATTTGATTGTAAATCATTTAATGAAGGATTACTTTTAAAACAAAACAAAATGAATAGGTTATTATATGGTATCTTTTATGGTATCTTAGGACAAATATTTTCTTTTATGCAATTGCAGGGAAGTATTAAATATGGTTGGTATCAAAAATATCCAATTATAATATTATTAAGTTCAATACCAGCAGCGTGGTTTTACATTAAATCGGTAGAACATTTAGTTGCATGGGGTGATGGTCAATTATGGCCTTCTCGTCTTATTGGATTTGGTATTGGTATGATTGTATTTGTACTTTTGAGTATGATATTATTTAAAGAACCATTGACATTAAAAACACTAACGTGTCTAATGTTAGCAGCGAGTATTTTATTAGTACAAATATTTTGGAAATAATGAGAAAAATAGAAACAGCAAAAGTTGGTGAGGACTTATACGAAATAGTAAAGAAATTACCAATACAAAGATTTACACAAGAAGTAACGGGTGAATATGCAGAAGCACTAAAAAAGTATTATGGAGTTGAAAAGATATTGAAATTTCATCAAACACAGGAGTATTTATTTGTAAATAAAATCGATGAATTGGAAATTTTTTGATATTTATATAGGAACAATTAAAATTAATAAAAATGGAAGAATTATTTTGTATCAGAGAATGTTGTGGTGGACCAGTAGTTGCTGGTTGTGAATCAATGACAATGGAACAAGTATACGAATGGATGACAGACCACAATGAAGATGTTGAACAAACTGAAGATTGTGCAGATACTCAAAAGTATATATTCATGCCAGTTGGACAAGTGAATTAAAGAAATGACTAAGAAAGAAACAAAATCCCTGAATAGAAAAAAGATGGGAAACAAAACTAGAAGTGAGCAATTAAAAGCAAAATCTTATAGGAAACATACATAAAAATCTTGCATGCCATGTGCGTACGGGGATACCTTTTTTGATTAGGGTGTCCCCTTTTTATTTGGCAGAATGAAATAAATTTCGTATATTACATTATAAATAAAGTTATGAAACAACAATACGCAAAACAAATAATAGAATGGGCTGAGGAAGCAAAACAATATTTGACTATCCGTAAAGAAATTATATTAGACGAAAATACTACCGACCAACAATTGGGTAGTATAGTTAGACAAATGTATAATTCAAAAGTTCAAACACAAAACGAAACAATAGAAAATACAAAACAAAATACAAAATAAAATGAGAAAATTAGAATGGGTTATTGACAACAACAAACTACAAAAGAATAAAGATATTGTAGTGGTATTACCAATATTAAAATTATGGTATAGTAAAAAATATTACGCAGGGCCGAATACATTTACACCGGCATTTGGAATAGCAATTAGTTGGTTGAAGTGGAATTACTATTTCACATTACAAAAGAAGTAAAGAATGAAATCGGAAAAAGTTATGGCACTCTATAAACGAAAAAAAGAATTGCAAGAACAAATCATTTATTGGGAGAAATTTCAGGGAGTGAATTGGTTAGGTAAGTGGGGTCGTAGTATAAGATTAGAAAGATTGAAAGAAAGGTTTGCAAAAGTAGAAAAACAAATAATAGAATTAAAATCTAAAAAATAAGTTATGGTAGTATTAGTAACATTCGTATTGACTATTGTATTCAGTATTGGATATTTAGTTGGAGCAAAACAAAGTACAAAACAATTAATAGATAAAATTAAAAAGGATGGTGGATACTTTGATATGGAAATTACAGGAGCAGTTTATCCTTATGAACATATGCCAAGTTGGACACCACCAACAAGTTCAGTAGATACAATGGGTACAATAGGTAGTAAACCAAAAACACAAACCGATTATCAAAGAGAGCATGCAAAGATATCACCCTGTGTTGGACATGAATTAGAATCCCAAAAAGAAATTGAAAAAAGGGATATCGATTTTATGTATAAGTGGATAAGAGAAAAGAGTGGAAAAAAATAATGAGTTGGATTTGTAGATATTGTGGTAAAGATACCAAATGGATTGACATGGATTATTTAGTAGGTACTGACCATTTACAATGTGCATTAGAAAATAACAAAATGAAAACAAAATTAAAGATAACTAATCCCGAAAAGATTAATAGTAAAAATTTGTGTTTGGATGGTTCTACGATTGAAATATGTTATATGAAACATGAGGCACGTACCAACGCATCGGACAATGAACCTTATACTTTATACAAATTCGCAGGAGTTAAAAATGGTTCGTCTAATCATCATACAATATTTGAAATACATACTGATATTAAAAATGGTAAAGTTCAATTCAATATTTGGAATATTAATAAAAGTATGACTGTCGATAGTATACCTGTTGAGTTGGTAAAAGATAGGAATGAATTAATAAATAGAATGATTGCAGAAGTCAAAAAATATTAATATGAAAATAAAAGGTTGGGAAAAATTAAGTGGGATTACATATAAAGGTTATTGTATAGTTAACCCAATACACAATGCACATGAAACAAAGTATGAAGCAACAATATTAAATTTGAATTTACCACAAAAACCAAAATGGGAATTATCAGTATTGACACCACAACATAAATTTATAGTAGGTGAAAATACCGCAGATGGTATATTTTTTATATCAATGTGGGATGATAATAAATTTAGTGCAACTCGTAAAATGAATAAACAAAAGATGAAGTCTATTTCAAATTTTAGAGAAACATTTGAGGAAATGGTGGATGAAATATTGAAAATGCAATTAACATCGACACCAGTTAGTTATTCAATTGCAACACAATTATATAATTAACATAAAATACATAATATGTCAAAGTTAAATGAAATAATAAATGGATGGGCAAATGTAGTTAAAGATAGAATAGGAACATTAGACCCGAATATAAAACAAATGGCAGAGAATAGATTATTACTATGTAATGTATGTCATATGAGGATAAATAATACATGTAGTCCTAAAAATATAGGAATAAACGAAATAACAAAACAAGAAACAAAAGGATGTGGATGTAATATATCAGCAAAGACTTTAAGTCCTGAAAGTAAATGTCCACTAAGTAAATGGTAAACAATGTTAACAATAAATAATTTAGATAAAATAGTTAGGTACCCGATAGGATATTCCTTTCGTGTGAAATCAATGGTGTGTGGACATACAACTTATCATATTTCATTGATAGATGGTAAAGGACAATATAGAGATTTAAAACTTAATCGTATAAAAAATAAACGAGGTAAATATACAATATCACATGGTAACTATTCTTTGTATTTGAAATTTTCAGACATACACAATTTAGATTTCTTTTGTAAACAAATAAAACGATTACTATGTTAACAATAAAAAACCCGCAAAAGTTAATCGGACAAGAATATAACGAAGTGTTTAATATTATTGGAGTTAAAGAACATAAACAATTCTACGAATTTACATTAGGATATGATGCTACTATAAAACCGGCAGTAGAAACTATATTACTACATAGAGAACAAACCGACAACGGAATGTATGTAATGGAATACAATAGTAAAACCCTTTGGTTAAATACGAATGAGTTTGATACAATAGATAAAATTATCATTTGCATGCAGACTATCTAATTTGGTAAAGTGAAAAATTTGTCGTATATTTACTATATGAATATAGGATATGCATGTATTAACCTTTCATTAGGTAAAAAGATTACAACGAATAGGACAATGGTCAAACGAACTTTCATAGCAAAGGGTATTGACTATGTATCGGATTTGGTATTGCAGAATGTTGCAGACCTCGAACGAATTATAGATTGGAATGAGGAAATGGGGATTAAAATGTATCGCATGAGTAGCGAGATGTTTCCGTGGGCAACTGAATATGAATTTGAACAATTAAAAGATTGGAAAGCAATACATACAATACTACAAAGATGTGGTGAGAAGGCAACAAAGTATAAACAAAGATTATCATTTCACCCAGGTCCGTTTAATGTATTAGTTTCACCAAAAGAAAGTGTAGTAGAAAATACAATAAAAGATTTAGAAGTGCATGGTAAAATAATGGACGCAATGAATTTATCCAAAACACCTTACAATAAAATTAATATACATTGCAACGGAGTATATGGTGACAAGATTGCAGCAATGGATAGATTTTGTACTAACTTTGACAAACTATCTAATTCAGTTAAGACAAGACTAACAATAGAGAATGATGATAAGGCAAGTATGTATTCAGTTAAAGACTTAATGTATATTCATAATAAGATTAACATACCGATTACATTTGATTATCACCACCACACATTTAACACAGGAGATTTAAGTGAACGAGATGCATTAAAGTTAGCAGTATCAACCTGGCCGAAAGGTATAACACCAGCAGTTCATTATTCCGAAAGTAAAGCATTACATGAAAACAATACAAAAGTCAAAGCACAAGCACATTCCGATTATATTGATACCATCCCCGATACATACGAATTGGACGTGGACATTATGGTTGAAGCAAAACAAAAAGATTTAGCAATATTAAAATTTATATAAAATGAAAAACTTAATTATAATAGGACACCCTGATAAAAAGAGTTTCTGCTACAATGGTATAATGAAAACCATTGAAGGATTTTTAAAACAAAATAAAGAGGAAACGTGTGTTATTGATTTATACAAAGAAAATATAACATTTGAATTTTCAAAAGATACAATCAAAAGATACAAAGAGTTAATAACTTGGGCAGATAGGATTTATATTATTTCTCCCGTATGGTGGTTTAGATGCACACCTGCAATGGAGGCATTCTTTGACCAAATATTTACACCAGGGTTTGCATATAAGTTTACACCCGTTACAAAAGTGTATGGTTATCCAACACCTCTATTGAGTGATAAAAAAGTTAGAACTTATTTGACACATGGAGCACCTGCATTGCCTGTATTAACAATGTATTTTAATTCAGTTAAATTGAGATTGGTTATGGGTGTGTATTCATTTGTATTCGGTTGGTTTAAAACAAAGACTCGTCAATTTTGGAGTGTACCCTTTGTTTCTCAAAATGAAAGAATGGTATATTTGGAAAAGGTTAAACAGGATATTAGAAAAGATTTAAAAGGATAGTATGAAACGATTATTTGCAAAGTTAATAGAATATAGATTCACCGATACAGTAAATGGTAAGGCCGTTTTTCTATATGAATGTAAAGATGGGACTCGTTTTCTTGCACATTCTAAATGGGAATCTTTATTTTTTTATGTTAAATTTTAAAGATTGAAGTAATATGAAAATAATATACATGCAAAGAACAATTGAAATGATTGTTAAAAATGAAATTGAATTGTCAGCAGATAGTTTATTACACACAAAACCGACAAGAGTTGAAACACACAAAGAACAAAACTATTTAGTATATGAGTTTGACAATAAAGAATTATAAACAATTAGAAGGTTGGGCACATCACTACAAAGACTTTAGAATAGGTGAAGTGATTGAAACCGAAACGGAATATAGTTTTAGAGTTGCATATAATTCTATGCCATACACAATAAAAATATTTAGAACAAAACTTATTACAAACGAATATGAAATGGTATTGAGGGATGGTGCAGATATAACACAATACGGCAGAGAATGGATTGTAGGTAGAAAATTAAAATCATTAGAACTAACTGCATTAATATTTGAATCATTGATAGTAAAATGTAAACCAAAAGCAAAACAAACACAGGGTAATATAAATTTCAATAACCCGTTTTAAAACAAATAATATGAAAATAGAATTAGGATTTAGTTTTTTAAGTAAAAGAGAAACACTATTAGGATTGCAAATAACTACACATAACGGAGTGACTGCACAAAATGACACATTGTATAGTGAACGAGCGGTAGAGTTTAGTATTGGTATTGTATTTGCAATATTAACAATAGGATTCGTTTCAATGGGTGAAAAGTTAGATATACCCGAAATGGATAATGTAAAGAGAGCGATGAAAGCTTTTGAAAACGAAATGGATAAATAAAAAAGACAATGGTAAATAGAATTGATGCATTAGCTCACGACGATACAAACGATAGGATAATTGCAAAATCATTTTTAGAAAATCAAGGTTGGTGGGATATCAAATTAGGTGGAAAATATGATTTGGATTTAGAAGTACCTAAATTTAAAAGAGGATGTGATATTGAAATGATTAACTACGGAATGGATAGGTTTGAAAAACATAATCATTTTAGAATACCTGTTAGGAAATATAAATATTGGAGTGAATTGCCAACATACAAAGACAAAAACGAAAATGAAAAATACAATAAGTATCACGATTGGTATATAGATTATATTCAGTTTCTTAATAATGATTTGACTGAATTGCTTTGGTATAATTGGAAAACAATAAAACACTACAAAGATAATTTATATATTGATAATACATTAACAAAACAATGGAGTGAACGAGAAAGTAGTTTTATAACAATACCCTACAATTATATAAAAGAATTTAGTGGAATTAAACATTATAAATTAATAAACGGATTATGGACAAGACAAATCAATTAATAGGAGACTTTAAACAATTTATAACAATTGAAAGAAGGGAATTGAATCAATTACAAGGATTAGCAGATGAATTGATGGATAAGGGTAGTAAGATAGAAGATGCAGGAATGTATCAAAAGGGAATAGGTATAAACTATGCAATTGAATGGATAAAAGAAAATAATATCTACAATAAAGAATTTGAAATAAAAGGATAGTATATGTTAACAATACAAAACTTAAATAAATTAAACAATAAAGGATTGGGTAAGAAAAACTTTTATGTTGAAAGGATAACTGAACAATTTAGTATGGATAATAAAAACTTACTTGCAGTTGAACATCAATACAAATTTGAAATAACCAATAGAAAATATGGTATAACAATTATATTGAATAGAGAACCGGCTCAATATAATGCATTAGGAACATATTTTACATTACATAGTAGTACGGGACATAAATTGTATATATCAAAAGACGAAATTAGTAACATGGATATATTCATTGATAAATTAAGATTAGTTGCATTAGGTTAATACGAAACCACAAACCACGAACCGAAGGGGTGGGGGTTGGGGGTGAGTCGTTTAAGGAAATTTTTTTGATAGTCATGCAAAGTCAAAAACAGTAATAAGATAGTAATAACAAATAAAACAATAGTAAAATGGAAAAGATTAAAAAGATTTGGAATGTAATATGTGCACCAACGGCATTCTTTTTGGGTGGAATGTATATGTGGATAGGTGAAGTAGGATTAGGATGTTTATTTATTCTATTCGCAACGAATGAAACAATTAAAAATGATTAGTATGAATTTAGAAACTGATACAATAGGATTGACATACATACCCACATGCGTAATATACAAAGGTAAAAGGTTTGAGACACCTGTATACCTTTCTACATTACAAAGTTGGGATTACATTGCGAGTATATTGAGAAGTGGTGAGTGGAATAAGTAAAACAATTTTGAAGAACGAGATAAAATAAATTCAGCTAATAGTAATGTATGTAAAGCAAACAATAATGTATATAGTATGTATAATGATAATGTATGTACTATGGTTAAGAGACTATATAAAGAACAAAAATAAATAAACAAATATGATAGGAATAATAGTAGTAATGATAGTAAGTGTAATAGTAATGTATAACCAACATACAAACTATATGAACGATAAAAAGAAAATAAAGGAATTAGAAGATATGCTGGATAGGTACTATAAGGAAAGAGAACAAAGATTAAAAGATAACGGATTAATAAAATAAGATATGAATAACGAACTAAAAACAAAAGATGTATTAGAAGGGATATCGTTTATATTAATGTGTATTGCAATAATAGGATTGATGTGTGTACTATATGAAGTAAAGGAATTAAAGAGGTTAACAAAGGATGCAAGAAACTTTAGGAGTATAACAAATCAAAAATAAGATATGAATAAGAATAGAAGGTTAAGAAGTCTAAATATTAAACCAACTAAAGAAGTTAAGGATAGAATATTTGCAATGATATATGAACAAATGTATAAAGACTTTGATACAATGTGTGCGTTCAATCGTATTCAATATTCAATCAATAGTATATCAAACGATACTATATCAAAATTAAAATAGTAGTGTTAATTTGTGGGTGAAAGTGGTAAATTGTGTTAAAGAGTGTCAAAAGTTTTTATGTATCATTATAAACTACTAACATACTAACACACTACATAAACGAACATATCAATAAAAGTATATCAAACGAAGTCAATGTATCCTGCACATCCACGCTTTGAAAGTATTTTTTTCCCCTATACGAAAATACACCGAAAAATTTTCTGTTGTAGCACGGACCTGGTAGAAAAATATTCTGTCAAACCCTTACTGGCAGTGGATTGCACGGATTTGGTAAAGTGAATTTATTTTAGTCCTCCTCTGAAACTCATTGGTGGCAAGGGTTTGACGGGTCCTGCTGTAATCAATTAATTCAAAGTTATTTTTTATTCAATTTTATACCCTTTTTATAACTTACTGATAATCAATGAGTTACATAACTGACTGATTTTCAACGCTTTAGAGTGTTCTTATATAAGATATTATGTTAAATGGGTAACTTATTCAGTATCAACGAGTTATGCTCAAAAAGACATATAACTGATATTATGTTAAATCCCGGCCCGTAACTGGTTGATTTTCAATGAGTTATAACAGATTGATTCCTAATAACTTACACATAGTAAAAAAATATATGTGCAACTCGTTGATTGCCCATAAAAACTTTTCAAAATAGTTTCAAAAAGCCATTGCCAGGGTCCTAAATTGTCGTATCTTTGGGTATATCCCAACAATGAGGGGAGTATATATAAAATTTTTCTAATATCTAAAATTGTAAAGAATATGAATAACTACAAAACAAACGAATTTAACCAATATACGGAAGTCGCGTATAATACATCTCGTAACGAAAAACCTCAATATCGTAATTTCGCGGGTAGTAAGTTTAACATACCTACTAAACCAAATTCAATTGTAGAGTTTAAGGATTTTATGGGTAGAGTCCATAAAGTTTCAGTTAAGAATAATACTGAATTGAAAAAACAAATGAAGTTTTTCGCTGAGTTGAAAAAAGAGTCTTTGACTATTTCACAAATTATTTCATCTTATCCTATTAGTATGGGTAAAGTAGAAAAGAAGTTTATTAGTCAATGTCGTAAAGAGTTGAAACAAACTTTAGGTTTGTCAAAACGAGCTATTGATATAGTGTTAGGTTAATCTAACACTATTTTTGTTAACCATTAAAATTGTAAAGTATGAAAAGTAAAGAAAATGTAAAGAGTAACTACTCTATAAAGAAAGTCAAAAGAGTATTGAGAATGAAAAGTGAGAACTTTAAACCTGCTGAATTTGAAGTATATAAAGTAACAGGTCCTAAAGGTATTAAAAAGTTTTTCAGTAATAGAAAGGACGCGAGTGAGTTCGTTAAAAAACATACCGATACAAAAATGAATATCGTTGATGTGTTTACTGAAATCAAACGAATCGAAAATATGAAGTTACCAATTAAAACAATCTAATATGATAGGATTAATAATCTTTTTAAGTATAGTATATGTCGGACATACTTTAAACCTAACCGACAAAGATATAAAATTTAATGAAATTAAAACGAAATAATATGAATAAGAATATAACACCAACACATTTACAAAGTCCAATTGATACACCAAACGAAATATGGGAAGAGAAAGTAGGATATGATTCTGCAAATAAACGAATGGTTGCAAAAGTATATAAACACCTTTACAATGTAATGGAATTAGAAGTCAAACCATCGTGGATAAAAGTAATAACCTCAATGCTATTTGAAGATGGTAGATTAGGTAAGGTAAGTCTTAACGGATACTATTCAACGATACGAAAAAACTTAAAGGACATTGGAGTAATACAATACAATGGTCGTAAGGGATTGAGTAAAGGTAAGAATTGGGATAGGTTTTATGGTGATGAAGATTGGAGTTGGTTTATTACTAACACTAATTCGGGCGGATATGGAACAATAGTAAAATAAAATAAATAAAATAGAATATGAGTAAGCATTTAACATTACACCTTATCAACCACCAATTAAAAGTGTGGGAGAAGGTATTACCTGAAGTTCACCAATCGGATAAAGTTTGGTTTGCATTTGTATTAGGGAAAATTAAAAAACTAAAATCGAAAAAACAAACTTATCTTTGTCGTAAGAAACCACAAAAACTAGGTGTACAATATACGAACAAAGAAGAAACAAATTTTTCAATAGATAAAGAGATTAAGAAATGGTACGAAAGAAACGAAACGATAGAAACCATGTAATTTACGAAATAGTAAATACTGAAAATGGTAAGAGTTATATAGGAGTTACAGTTGCAATCGGTAGAAGGTTTCACTATTCTGCTAAATTAAGATTACAAAAACACTTTAGTCGAGCGAGAAAGGAAAACAAAAACTGGTCCTTATACAATGATATGAGAGAACATAGTGAGTCAGTATATGATTTGTTTATCCTCAAAGTGATTAGAGGTAAAGCAGAAGCTCACCAATACGAAACGAAACAATTGCAAAAGTTTCATTATGAATTAAATTCAACACACTAAAATAAAGATATGACATTAAAGTTAACAAGCGAACAAAAACAAACTGTACTAATAGCATTAAGTGAATTGTTTAATAGTGATACATGGACATCCGGTAGAAGTGAAGATAGTATTGATAAGATAGCAGATACTGCACAACATCTAATAAAGCAAATTGAAGATAATATAAATAGATAATATGCAAAGGTCAATACCCTGGTATCCATTCAACGAAGTAATTAAAAACATTAAAAGATAATAATATGAATAAGAAAGTAAAAGAAATTAAATTAGGTAAGAGAGGTTATAAAGCTGTAGTGAAGAATAAGAAATTCAATTTCGGTGATGGTAAACATATCTACGAAGTGATTGAGTTATCAGGACCGAAGATGGACAAGCCTCGTATCTTTGTTGACGAAGAAAGTGTTCGTAAGTATGTGGGTGAAATTGAAATCGAAACTAAAATGGATAAGTTAGAAACCTCATTGATAAAAAATGTATTGAGTAAGAAAGATAAAAAGGAATTGATTGCAACTAATGTATTAGAAGGTGCATTGGTTTCAAACAAATTAACCTTAGACACCGCTTATAGTACATACTACAATGGTGGTAGTATCAATGTAGAATCAACAACTGCAAATGGTGAGGACACCGACAAATAATTAATAAATAAAAAAGAAACAAAATGAAAAAGCATATTACTGTAAAAAGATTATCATCTACAAAACAAAAAAGACATATTCACGAAGTATGGAAACAATGGATTATTTCAATATACGAAAATCCTCAAGGTAAATTTGAAGTGACGGCATATCCTTACGCTTTAGCAAAACCAAACGGAACTAAAGACCACTACACATATCTAATGGAACATTTGACGAAGAAATCAATAACTGAATTAAAGGATAAGAAATTATATATTACAGGTCCTAAAGCAACTTATGTTAAATTGAGTAAGAAACAATATTATTCGGCTCTAGAATTAGATATCATCGTAGATGCATTTAAATTCAGATTACCTGATGTGATAGATTTCAAATAAAATAAATTTGGTAATGTCAAAAATTTGTCGTATATTACATATAACAAAGAGACAATAACAAAATAAAGATACAAACGAAGCTGAGGTAAAAGCGACCCGCCTCAATGGAGTTTGAACAATTAATAACTTAATGGGAAGCAAAAAAATAACATGGCAAAGAAAATTGCAACAAAAGTGAACTATCAAGTAACTGAATTAGTAAACAACTTAAACGAAGCGAGTACGACTTTGAGTGAACAAAAGAGAGATTTTTATACAACTAAAGCTCTTTACAACGCGAAAAGATTATCATCTATTTTGAATAAAGCAAAAGTAGGTGCGATGTCTTTAGTATTAGTTATCGGTTTAGCTAGTTGTGGTTCTGCTTCAACTGAAGCAACAACTGATTCAACAGCAGTAGTAGTTGATTCAACGAGTGTTGATACAACATCTATTCCAGTAGTAGACACTACATCAGTAGTAAAATAATTTAGTACGGACTATTAGTTCGTACCAATGAAGCGGTGAAAGTGTAATGGTTACCTCACGGACGTAAAAGCCCATGGGTTGCACGATAGTCATCCAGACTAAAGGGGTTAGTTCAAATCTAGCTCACCGCTCTATATCAAAGTTATCTCGGTTACTTTACAAATGGTTATTCTCCGATTTACTTTACAAGAAAAACTTTGATAGTTAACAAAGTGGTACCCCGAGAGTACCACTTTTTTTATAACCATATTAAAACGAATATGATATATTTAAAAACACCTATAACAAAATTAGGTAGAGAACCTGCAGTGCGAATTGCAAATATGGTCCTGAGATGGTGTCGCACGAATATGGGAGTAAACAAACGAAAGAAGTTTGACCCTATCTGGTCCGTAGTGAAAGGATATGATACCGATTGTGGTGCATACGACGCGGACGACAATGAGGTATGGATATACTGGGACCAATGTAGTGATGTGAGAGAGTTAATCAATACTTGTGTACACGAATGGACACACCAACTACAACCAATAAGAACGAAATACTATAAGTACCCCGGTTCATATAGTAGAAACCCGTATGAGAGACAAGCAAGAAGAAACGAAGATAAGTATACACCGATAGTGTGGAAACAAATTAAAGATAAAATAAATAAAAAGTATAAGGATGGATTACGCAATTAAGAAGTTAAAACAAGATGAGATAGTATTGATGAAGAAGATTAAAGGTCTGCAAGACGGCAAACCGAAGTGGGCTGCAAGTGAACAGTTAAGTGAAATCAGGTCCGCAATTGCATTGTTAGATAGATACAATGAGATGACCGCTGAACAAATGGAGGATGAAGAAGAATACCTTAAAGAGTTATTCACGCAGAGTCCACCCAAAGCAAAAGCTTAATCGGACAATCTTAATAAAAATAAATTCAGTTCAATAAACAATAGTAGTATGAATACAATAGTAGAGACAATCAATAGTATAGACATAGATAGATTACATAGTATAGAGAAAGAAAGAGAGAAGGTATTAGCAGATGAGAACTTTCAACATTGGTGCAAAGAGATGCATATAGGTTGTAGAGTAGAAGTGAAAGATTATCGAGCAACTGAACTCATGCAACAATATAGTAATTATCCTAAGTGGGTAAGTAGACAATTTTAAAGAGAGAAGTTTTCCTTGGTTTTCATATTTTTATTTTAATTGCAAAGAGCTCCTAATCATAGGATGAACCGATAGCGTAAATGCTGTCGGTCTCTTTGTGCTCATTTTTTCGTGTGGGGTGGAGACGAGTCGAGGTTTCGTGTAGGTCGCAAAAAGTGCGATATGCAAAACCGGGTCGGATACGTGCGAATACCGGGGTCCAATTTTCCCCTATAGCGCGTTTTTTGACATGAGAGTTGACACTCACATCTGACTATTAAGGGAATTTTATTTACTTAAGTTATATTTATAGGTGTATGAAACTAAAAGAAATATTAATAAAAGAATTAGAGGAAGGAGTTTGTGAGAGACTACCCAACGAAACGGACAATGAGTTCTTAACCCGTTGTGCAAACGACATCTACAACCCTATTGGTTCAGTTGCACAAAGAAGTAATGTACCTCTTGCAATGAAAAAGAAAATCGTTATCCCTATACCAATTAAAAAGAAGTAAGTGAGTGTTAACGAATTAAACGAAGTAATATGTTAAAAGAAGAAGTCTTTGACAGAGTTGCAAAAGAATATGGAACATCTATCGGTGTTGCAAAGATATTCTCTATACAACCTTTAGATGAAGTTCAATCGGAATTTAAAGATACGGAATCATATAAGGAATACGAAAAAGGATTGACTCTTAATTATATTATAACCGATTCAATATATGAAGGATTATACCAAAGCTTGCAAAAGAAACTATACGAATTAAGAGTAATAAGAAAGACAAAGATTCAGGACGAATTAAAGTTATATAGGAAGGCATATAAAGAAATAACAAATGAGAATTAAAGAAATTAACCAAAATCCGGAAAGATATACAATCGATGGCAAGAATTGGAAGATTTCTGCATCAAAGGACATTAAACCTATATACTTACCTATTGGTGTTGAGTTACAAAACTTAAAACCTCTAATCTCAGGAAGTGGCATTGTAGTGAAGGTAGGTGAGAATTATCTATGTTCATTAGAGACTCTTAACTTAATAAAAGAATCTAAGAACCCTCATTACGATATAGTACAAAATGGCAGTATCAAAGTAAAGGATAAAGAAGTGGTGATGGGTAAGACGGTTAAGATTATTGAATTGGATATAAGTAAGTTACAAGGACTTATCGATAGTAGAGATTTTCAGAATAGACAATCCGGTGTTGTTGATATCGAATACACAAATGAGGGCAAAGAGTTAATAGATGGAATATCACAAAAGTTAATAGACCAAATCAACTATACATTAGATAAAGAAAGTAGTAGGCCTAAGGATAAATTTGAAGTGGTAGACTACTTTAAGATGGTGGATAAGTCGGCAAATCCACATTATACCTTTGTACCTATAAGAACTCAAACCGACCAAGAAGAAACCATTTTCATACCAAATAAACTAAGAACTTTTCTCATAGGACTGGATGACCAATTAAACCTATTAAGAAGAGATTTTAATACTATTAAGAGTACATTCTTTGATGGTACTATACCTACTCCTAATCCATATGGTATTATTCAACAAGATATCCTTGCAAGAACTGATACAGATGATGACGATAATACTATCAATAGTAATAGAAGAACTGAGAGTAGTGATATTCTTTCTATTGAAGATTCTCCTGCACAACAACTTAAGTCCGAAATAGAAAAGACCAAAATAGATTTAGAGGATAGTATTGCAGAAACCAATGAAGGAGTAAGGAGAAGAATTGAAGAACAAAGGATAAGTATTGAACAAAGAATACAACAAGGCCAATCTACGGATGCACAAAATCAAAACTTCCTTGCAGATAAGATTCAAGAACTAAGACAAGCACTTACAAAGAAACAAGATAAATAGTTATTATGAAATTAAAGTTACTAAAAGAAAGTACAATTAAATGGATGGAACATATCGGAGTTGTAATGAGAGTTATTGCATTCGGTACTCTATCTATTATGGGCCCTCAAACTCCTTTCCTACTTATGTGGATATGGAATACCATCGATGCAATCATTTTAACATATTGTGCATGGGAAAGAAACAACAAAGCTTATCTTATTCTAAACATATTTTGGATGATTGTCGGATTTGTTGGCATTTACACATCAATCTTTGGAAATGGTATCAATCATTAAATTTATATTACTATTCTTGCGTCTTATAATGATGATGTCGGTACTTTTCATTGCAACCTTTGTGGTTTCTCTCTATTGGGTGGTATACTTTCCTATATGGTATGTCAAACGTCTTAAAAGGGATATAATGAGGAAATAAGGGTATCTATATAAAAAAGAAAGAAGTTGCAACTATCAATAGGAGATACAAAAATTTTCTTAAAAAACGACTTTTCGACTTTCCCCCAACCCCCTCCCTCTCATTTTCTTTTTTTTGGTAATGTCGATAATTATGTGTATATTAATAGATAAAAATTACATTCATGCAAATTGACGAAATCATTAGTCCTGATATTGAAAGTCAAATTCAAAAAGTTGAGAATAGGGTAGATGACCAAATGAAAAGTGGTGTTGAGGTATTTGATATCAAAGTCGATTTACTACAATACATGCGTCAAACTGTTTTTGCAGAGAAAGGCAAAGGATTAGAGATAGAACACAAATTCCATTTCCAAGACATCGAAGAACAAGATTGTTTGTTAATGCAAGTTCCTAATATCAATGAAAGTGGATATTATTCTGGTATAGTTGGTTTAAAGTCTTGGATAGATAAATATGAACCCGAATTAAGGGTTGCAATTATAGACCCTGTAATCGATTATTTCTTTTTGAACCCACCGGATAAACAGGGTGAGTTTTTCAATTTATTTAACACATACTCTAAACAAAGTCAATTTCATCTATTATACAATTTTCAGGAAACATACGACATTGCATATGGATTTGTAGGTAGATATATTGAAAAGGCAAAACCGAAATTTTTAGGATTTAGTATCATTGATGGTAATATAGATGGAACACTTGCAATTGCAAAATTAGTAAAAGAAAAATATTCAGAGGTTAAAATTTTAGTTGGTGGTAATGGTGTTGAAGTGTTAGACTTTGGTAGATTACCTAACTCAAATTATAAAACAAACGACTATACTTTCATCGATGCAATCAGTAGAGGTGATGGTGAGATAACATTTGTAGAAATACTTAAGTCCGATTGGAGTGAGGAATCCTTAATGTCTATTG